GCTTCGGCTCCGGCTTGACTTCGGCTTCGGGCTTCGGCGGCTCGGGGGCGCCCTCGTAGATCGCCTTGCGGAGCAGCTCCCAGCCGGCGGCGTCCATCTTCACGACGGGCGGCAGGGCGGCGCGGGCCTTGGCGTCGTAGTAGAGGGTGTGGGTGGTGCAGACCACGCGCTGGCCTCCGGTGGGCGTGACCTTGCCGTTGGAGTCGGTGACGGTCGAGACGTTGTACTTGTAGAACAAAAGGAAGTCGCTCCACTGCTTGAGGAGCGGGGCGGTCTTCTTCTCCAGGGCGAGCGCCCAGTGGTCGTAGCCCTCGCCCTCGCCGGGCTGCTTGTCCCGGCGGGGCTCGGCGTGTGCGGTGAAGACCACGGCGCAGCCGTATTTGCGCTGGAGCCGCGCGAGGTCGTCCAGCAGGTGGCTCCACGCGTCCAGCAGCAGGACGTAGCCCTTGCCCCAGGCGAGGCTGGAGAGGGAGTCCACGCCCTTGTCGGCGCAGAGCGCCTCGATGAGCGCGTTCTCCACCCAGTCGGCGGAGTCGATGACGATGGTGCGGAAGCCCTGGATGTCGCCGTAGAGCTCCCGCACGGCGAGCTTGAGGTCCGCCCATGCGGCCAGCTTCACGCGCGCCACGTCCAGCCGGCCGGAGCCTTCCTCCGCGTCCAGGAACAGCGGCGCTGGGAAGCGGCTTGCCAGGGTGGTCTTCCCGATGCCTTCCACGCCGTAGATGACCACCTTCGGCGGCGGCGGGAGGATGCCTTTCTCGATCTTCAATGCCATTTTCTCTTTTCTCCTATGTACTGTTGGTTCTACCATTCCCCGAGGGCCACCTCGGGGGAGGGCGGATTGTCGTCTCGGACCATGCCGTCCTCGATCACGATGTCGCAGGTGCCGTCGTCGGCGACGCGGGTGGCGATGGCCTGCATGCCCAGTCCGGCGAGCCATTCGCCGAAGTCGGCCAGCTGCGCGGGGTCGAAGCACTCCAGGCGGTCGAGCAGCACGAAGCCGCAGGTCGGCTTGAGCATCCGGGCGACGCAGACCGCCACGCGGACCTGCTCCATTGAGCTCATGCAGTCCCACTTCCGGCCGTTGAAGACCAGCTCGCCGCCTTCGACGGAAAGCCCCTCCAGGGGCATCTTCACCGAGGCCAGCAGCGCGGCGCGGGCCGTGCGCACGGCCTCGACCTTCTGGGACAGCTCGCCGACGACGGCCTTGGCCTGCTCGGCCTCGTCGAGCGCGCGGGCCTTCTCCTGGTTGGTGCGCACGCGGGCGTTCACCGCGTCGATCTGCTCCAGCTCGGCGCTGATGGCGGCGGTGTCCACGTCCTCGCCGACTCCGGCCTGGTTCGCCTGGTCGAGGTCGGCCTGGGCCTGGGCGAGGCGCACGGCGGCGGAGTTGGCGGCCACGCGGGCGGCCTCGGCGGCCTCCTCGGCGCGGTTCAGCTCGGCCTCGGCGGCCTGCGCCCGGAGGGCCAGCTCGGCCAGGCGGTCCCTGGCGGCCTGGTTGGCGGCGTTCACGGCGAGCGCGTCCTGGAGCCGCTTCGTCATCTCCTTTCCGGAGAGCGGCTCCTCGGGCGCGTCCGGATACTCCGGCAGCTCGGCGGCGTATTTCTCCTTGCGGTCGGCTTCGCGTCCGGCCAGCGTGCGCTCGTCGTACCACTTGCGCTCCTCGTCGTCCAGCGACTTGAGCTTGTCCTCGATGCCGAGGCACTTCAGCAGCGTCTTCGCCTTGTCGGAAGCGGGGCTGGCGAGGAACTTCGGCAGGTCGATGGCCAGTTCGGAGACCAGGCTGTCCAGCAGCTTCTGGCCGGCCTTCTGGCCGGAGGGGTCGGTGACTCTCAGCGCGGCGTTCTTCCCCTCGCGGACCACGCGCAGGCCGTTCGAGAGGGTCACGTCGATGCGGGCGGGGGCCATGCCGTCCGCGTTCTGGAGGTCGCTGGGGCGGCGGCGCTCGCCGCCGAGGGCGTAGGCGATGCCGTCCAGCACGCTGGTCTTCCCCTGGGCGTTGCGGCCTCCGATGACGGTCAGGCCGTCGGGCTTCGGCGCGAGGGCGACCGCACGCACGCGCTTCACGTTCTCCAGCTCCAGGCTGGCGATCTTGACTTGCTCACGCTTTTCCATTGGCTTGCTCCTTTGCTTCTTGTTCCCTGAAGATCTCGTCCCGGAGGGCGTCCTCCAGGAAGCGCCGGGGGGACACTCCCGCCGGCATCACGACCGAGCGCACCTGCGCCCAGTCGTAGAGGCTCATCCCGCGGCCGGCGCCGCGTTCCAGCGGGGCGACCCCCGCGCGGTCGAGCTGCTTGCGCAGCGTGTTCGGCTTCAGCCCGAAGGCGGGGGCCATGTCGTACACCGTCGCCGGCCTGGTGCGCAGCAGGTCCAGCGCGGTGCGGATCAGTTCGGGTTCCACCGTGCGGCGCAGGGTGGGCCTCACCACGCCCTGCACCGTCTCGATGACGTATTGCGGCCATTGATGCATAGCATTCTCCTTGGTTGTGATGGTTTTGGGGAAAATGCGCCCCTGCCCGAATTGGCCTCCGGGGGGCGGGAGGCGGGTCCTCAGTCCCTGGCTTGCGGGGAGCCGTCCTTGTCGGCCTTCCCGCCCGCATCCGGGCAAACGGCGCTGTCGAAGTCGCAGTCGTAGTCGCCCAGCAGCCACCGGGCGAGCTCGAAGAGGAGTGCGGCGAGGATCAGCCCGAGGCCGATCCACACCTGCGCCACCACGGCGCATCCGATCAGGTAGTTCAGCGTTTCCATGATTTTCGAGGGGTTGGTTAAGGGGTGAAAGCGGGGGCGGGCCAGGGTTGGGCGGGTCCGCCTGGAGAGTGGCGGGGTTGCGCCCTCCCGCCCCCGCAAGGGGAAAAGGCCGGGGCGTACCGAACGCGGGGAAACACTGGAGCACGAAACCCGCGCCGCCCCGGCCAAGGGGCTTAGCGGAGCTGCCCGTCCAGGAACAGCAGCTCGGAGTTGATGACCGTCATCTGCTTCACGCCCTGGCGCAGCGCCGACGCCAGCTTCTCGACGGTATCCCAGTCGCCGCGCTCGGTCGCGTCCTTGAGGGCGACGACGCGGGCGGGCTGGAGGTTGCCCAGGTCGCGCAGCTTGCTCTCCAGCGCCGCCACGCGGGGACGGCTGACGGTCTCGTCGTATTCGGCCGCCAGGTCCGCGACCGCGCAGCAGAAGGCGGCCTTCTCGCAGTTGAGCTGCATGTAGATCTTCTCGAACTTGGCGAAGGTGCCGGGAAGCACGCTGTGGCCGGTCAGGGCCTGAAATTCATTGAGTTCCATTTTCTGAGGTTCCTTTGGGTTGGTCGATTGGTGGAAAGCGGGAGCGGGCTCAAGGTGGGAGTGTCCGCCGGAGAGTGTCGGGGGTTGCCTCCCCGCCCGCGCCAAGGGGCTAGTCGTCGCCGTAGGGCTCGTCGTCGGGGGAGAGGCCGAACCGCTCGTCCAGTGCGCTGCGGGGGATCCCCAGCGGCCCGATGAGCGCGCGGCGCTGCTCCTCGGTCCAGTCGCCCCAGAATTCCCAGCACGCGTCGGAGGCCTCCGGCTTGCGCATCGCCAGGACCTCCTCAACCGTCGGAACGTGACGGGCAGCGGGGGCAGAGGGATTCTGCTTAGCGGAATTATTATTCGATGTAGCGGAATTATTGGACAAAAATTTTTGGTAGGCTTCGGAAATTAGCCAACCAATAAGATTGGAACTCGTGCGTTTTTGATTAGTGCGTAACACCTCCAACTGCATTGCTGTTTCATCGGAAAGATACGCTGAGAAGATTTTACTCATTTCTACCTCCAGGTTGTTGTGGTTGGGATTTCGGTATGTCGTATAAAATAACGCTGTATCGAAACTTTGCAAGCCGGTTTTATGAAAAAATCTTATATTTTATGAAATTTTATTAACTTCACATAGAAAAACAGGTCCAAAACAATGCAAGACATTGAAAAGTTGCTTTCTGCTGCCTTACGCGAGGAATACCGTAATTCCACCTACAAAGAAATGGCAAAACGTTCAGGAATTTCCCTCAGTTACGTGCATGACTTAGTTACAGGGAAGCGGAAGTATATCACGCTTTCATTGGACAAATTGTTTGCTCTTTTTCCTGACGCCTTCATAACTCTGCATGGCGATAAATCTACCCAGTCCATCGGCGACAATTCCAGCGGCAACATCCAGCAGATCGGCGCGAATGTCGTGGCCAACACCAAAGGCGACGACATCCGGGACTACCAGCTCAAGGTGCTTCAGGCAATCATCGGGCTGGAACTGGACGCCAAGGCGAAGGACGCGGTGCTGACCGCCATCAACCAGGTCAAATAGTCAAAAAAGACCTGGATTTTTAACTCATTGCCTTTGGAATGTCAACAAAAGGGCGGTTTTTCGTCAAATCTGCGCCGAGAAATCGCCCTGTTTTGCCAAAATGCCTTATGACTTCGTGAATATCTATTAAAAACACATATAATCTATTAAAAACACATATTGCGATTTATATTTACTTAAAATTTAGTGAGTTATAATCTATTAAAAACACATAGAAACACATAAAAACACATTATAATCAATTTTTCATCCTCCGTAACCCGTTGGAGCGACCGCCCGTTTTCGGCGGCTGGTTTAAATTCGCCTTCCATTTGTTCGCCGTTTTGCCCCGCGGCGGGTGATTTCTCGGCATCCGACAAACCGACCAACCGACTGGAAACGAGCAACTTGCGTTGAATAGGTCATAACTCATTGACTATCAACGAGTTACGCTATCGCTTTTTATTACTTCGTAATAAAAAGTACGAGGAATGCACCTCTGTCGTGTGCAGGAGCGGGGGAGGGAGGGGGTCATACACCTCCCCCCTCTCCTCCCTCCATCCGTCCTGCCACCAGAGACCTCAAGCCCCCGGCGAAAAAAAGGCCCCGCCTTACCAATCGAAAGAAAGGCAGGGCATTATATTATGGGAAATCCCAAACATCCAGAGCATCCAAAAGTGGAACAATGCTCATTAAATTAAAAATCAAAAACTTCCTTTCGTTCCGGGACGCCACGGAATTCTCGCTGGTCGCGGGCGATGGAAAGGGCGGGGAACACCACGTGGCGGTCCCCAGGAAGGGGCTCCGTCTGCTCCCCGCCGCGGTCGTCTACGGCGGCAACGCGGCCGGCAAGAGCAATCTCTTCAAGGCGGTGGAGTTTCTTCGGAACTTCGTCGTGGGCGGCACGCGCCTGCCTGAAGACCCGATTCCTGTCAGGCCATTCCGACTGGACGGCAAGTCCAGGGAGGCTCCGTCGGAATTTGCGGTCCGCGCCTTGATTGGAAAGGACATCTACGAATACAGTTTCAAAATCGACCGCAAGGCGGTCAAAAAGGAGACCCTGAAGCGGAATGCGGAGACGCTTTTCTCGCGGGACGCCGAAGGGAAGGTCACGCTGTCGCCACAGACGGGCAACGACAGGAGCAGGTCGCTGCTGCGCTTCGTGGCGCAGAACACGCGTCCGAACCAGTTGTTCCTGACCGCGTCCGTTCTCCAGAACCAGGCGGCCTTCAGGGAAGTCTACGAATGGTTCCGCACCAAGATCGTCCTCGTCTCCCCGGAAAGCGTGGCGATCCAGCTGCCGGAGCTGATCGGGAATTCCGAAGACTACAAGCGGAAGATGACACGCGCGGTCGCCTCCCTCGACACGGGAATCGCCGACCTCAGGCTGCGCAGAGTCCCGCTGGAGTCCATTCCCGTCCAGAAGGAGATAATCGAGAAATATCTGGCGAGGATGCGGAACGGGCAGACCATGAGCCTCCGATGCGAGAGGCCGGGAGACGACCTGCGGTTCCTGCTGACCATGAAAGACGGCGAGGGGGCCGCCTACAAGCTCGTCGGAACGCATCGGGCGGACCATGACGGAATGGAGGATTTCGACATGGACGAGGAGTCCGCGGGCACAAGGAGGATACTGGATCTGCTGCCCGCCTTCCTGGACCTGGCGGAACCCAAAAGCGACAGGGTCTATTTCGTGGACGAAATCGACCGCTGCCTCCATCCGCTGCTGGTGCAGAAGCTCATGGAGGACTACCTTGACGCCAGGGACGCCACCAGGAGGGCGCAGATCGTGTTCACCACCCACGACCTGCTGCTCATGAGGGACGGACTATTCAGGGTGGACGAGATGTGGGCCGCGGAACGGGACGCCGACGGTGCATCCACCCTCATCCCGTTCTACGACTTCCTGGAGGCCGAGGACGACCCGGCGCTCCTGGACAGCTACCTGGACGGCAGGCTCGGGGGGATCCCCAGGGCGGAGAGCACCATTGGCGCGGACGCCATGAGGAGGGCCGAGGATGGCGAATAACCCGACCAGGAGGAAGACAGGCAGGCAGTACCGCCCGGTCCTGTGGATTGCGTGCGAGGGAATCGCCGAGAAGGAGTATTTCTCCCGCAGGGGGGTCATGCCGGAGGAATACAGCGTCAAGGCCTATTACAAGCAGGGCAGGTCGGACCCACGGCAGACAGTCGGTCTGCTGCTGGAGAAAAGCGCCAGGAGGCGCCCAGGGGACCTTCTCTGGGCGGTGTTCGACAGGGAGGACCGACAGGCGCGCCCAGACGCGGTGATACAGCAGGCGGTCGACACGGCGGAAGCCAACGGGGCCAGGGTCGCCGTCAGCAATCCGTGCTTCGAGCTATGGCTTCTGCTGCATTTCGAGTCGGTGTCACCCAATACGGCGGAGGCTGTCGTGAAGAGACTGCAGCGGCACTGGCAGGGATATGACAAGCATGTTGCCGGAAGACCGCTGACGCCTAGGCAGGTCGCCGATGCTCGCCGTCGGGCGCGGCAGATGGATGAATCCGCAGGGAGTCCGCCGTGGCCAAGGGACTGCGTGGGCTCCACTGTCTATCGGATGTTCTAGTCAGAAGCCGTTTTCCGCTGATATTTCATAACGCACGCACGCGCGCGCGCGAAAAACTGGCTATATTATTGCCGTGAGGCAGAATACAAGATACGACTATGCGCTGGACACCGTGCCCGCACCGCCCGAATGCGAGCCGACCTACGAGCCGGAGCCCGAAAGCCCGGAGGAGGAACTGTGCCACGAGGCCGCCAGGATGGCCAGGGTCATGATCGAGCAGGTCGTCTCGGCCGCAGAGGGCTCGGGGGAGGCATGCCTGATGATGCTCATGCGCGGAATGGGCCTCTCCCTCGCCGAGATCGCCGCCAGGACAGGGGTCTCCAAGCAGGCCGTCCACAAGCGCCTGCGCGGGGTCGTGCGGCGACACCCCGTCATGGAGGCCTACCTGAGGCTGGGCGGCGGGAACCCGCTCGACGAGAGGGCATGGGGTGACGCTCGCATATTGGAAATGTCACGGAAGCACGCCGAAAACAGGAGGAGGCTCGCAGCATGGATGAACGACTAGACGCGCTCCGCCAGGAGTTCGTGGAGACCTACAACCGGATCCGCCAGATGGAGCAGGAGCGGGACGCGCAGGCGCGGGAGTGGCGTGCCGCGCTCGACGGCGCCCGGAAGCGCCTCAGGAGGCTCGCAGACCAGATCGCCGGGGCCGAGAACGGAATCCAGGAGCTGCCCTTCGAGCCATGAGGAAGCTCGCGCCAAGAAACCGCCCGGAGCCGGAGCAGGACGGCACGGTGCCGCTCCGGAACGCACGCCACGAGGCATTCTGCCAGGCATACACATCCACCCACGCCAGGAACGCGGCGGGCTCCTACCTCGCCGCCGGATACAAGAGCAAGAAGACCACCCCCGCGTCGTCGGCGGGGCTGCGTTTGTTAAGTAATGTAAGCATCCGGAACCGCATCAGGGTGCTGGAGGAGGCCGCGCTGGAGCTGGCGGGGATCTCCCGACGCGAGGCCGTCGAGCGGCTCAGCGTGATGGCCGCCGCGTCCATCGCCGACTTCCTGGACGAGAACGGCCGGGTGGACATCGAGAAGGTGAGGCACGGGCCGTTCGCCGCCGCCGTCGAGGAGTTCTACACGACCGAGCTGCCGGACGGCTCGGTGAGGTGCCACATCAAGCTCGCCGACCGCCAGAAGGCCCTGCAGCTGCTCGGCCTCACCCGCGAGAAGACCGGCCAGGCCACCGTGCAGGCCGCCGTCCAGCCCGTCCTCATCATCAAGACATGAGCCCGCGCGAATACATCCTCAGCCCGAAGCAGCGCCAGGCGTGGGCGCTGCTGGAGGACCCGCGCTACCGCCGGTACCTCTTCGACGGCGGGGCGCGAAGCGGGAAGACCGACCTCACGCTGGCGTGGCTCGTGGCCCAGGCCACGGCCTTCCCCGGCGCGAGAATCCTCGTGGCGAGGCTCCACCTGGACCACGCCCGCACGACGCTCTGGAACCTCTCGCTTAAGAAGCTCCTGCCGCCCTGCGGGATGGTCCAGTACCAGGAGCAGACCCTGGAGTGCCGCTTCGCCAACGGCAGCGTGATCCGCGTCGGCGGGCTCGACGACGCCGACCGCGTGGACAAGATCCTCGGCGACGAATACCTACACGTCTTCATCAACGAGGCCACCCAGGTCACGTGGGACACCGTGACCAAGGTGATGACCCGCCTCTCGCAGCAGGTCCCCGGCGCCGTGCGGAAGCTGATACTGGACTGCAACCCGAAGGGGCCGCGCCACTGGCTCCACCAGGTCGGCGTGGAGCACGTCCTGCCCAACGACGGCAGCGGCGAGGCGCAGCCCCTGCCCGACGCGGGGGTGTGGGCGCGCCTCTCCTGGACGCCCTACGACAACCCGCACCTGCCGCCGGACACCATCCGGACGCTGGAGGCGCTGCCCGGCGTGATGCGCCGCCGGATGCTCCTGGGCGAGTGGTGCACCTCCGAGGGCATGGTCTATGACGGCTTCGACCCCGACATCCACTGCTTCGACGCACTCCCGGAGGGCTCGGAGGGCTGGCCGCGCCTGCGCTCCATCGACTTCGGCTTCACCAACCCCTTCTGCTGCCTCTGGGGGGCGCTCGACGGCGACGGGAGGCTCTGGATCTACCGCGAGCTCTACGAGCGCGGCCAGCGGGCCGACCAGCTCGCTCCGAGGATCCTCGGGGCCGAAGAAGGCTCCTTCACCACCGTCGCCGACCCCGAGGACGCAGAGGCGAGGGCGACGCTGGCCGCAGCGGGGCTGGACACCACCCCCGCCGACAAGCAGGTCGTGCCCGGCATCCAGGCCGTCCAGAAGCGCCTCGCCGTCGCGGGCGACGGTCGGCCGAGGCTCTATGTCTCGCGGCGGTGCGTGAACGTGATCAACGAACTATACGAATACCGCTGGGCGGACCAGCGGCAGGGCAGGGAGCAGGACGAAAAGCCCGTCAAGGAGCACGACCACGCCATGGACGCCATGCGCTACATGGTCATGGAGGCCGACCGCCCGCGCGTCTATCTGGCCGAGCCTTTCCGAAGGCCCGCCGAGACGCGGGACGACCCCGCGCGGAGCCTCTTCGGCGACGACTCGGACGGCGACGCGGGGGAGGGCGACCGCGCCAGCGACTTCGCCCGGATGTGACTCCCGGATATTTCGTCAAACGCGGGAGGGTTGACGAATGGCGGCTTGTGAACGAAAAATATTTTCGCCGCACCCCGAAAAACCTTTCCGAACCATGAAAGAAGTCACCGACACCTTCCTCTCGTGGCAGATGCGCAACGCCGACGCGAAGGCCGACCGCACGCCGCGCCCGTGGGACCGCAGGAGAGACCTCATGCTCTCCGCCATCCCGTACCTGGACTCCACCATGGCGCGGCTGCGCCTCACCCCGTCCCGCCTGGAGCGCATCGTGCGCGAGGCGGACGCCGGCGACCCCCGCGAACAGGCGCAGCTCTTCGACGCGATGCTGGAGAAGGAGCCGCGCTTCGCGGCGCACCTGCAGACCCGCCGCCTCGCCGTCCTCTCCTGCCCCTGGAAGGTCGAGTCCTCGAAGGAGCCGCAGCTGGCCGAGGAGATCACCGAGATGCTCCGGCGGGCCGACCTGCGCAAGGCCATCGGAGCCCTCATGCGCGCCGTCGGCACCGGCTACGCCGGGGTGGTCGCCGACTGGGCGCCCGGCGGCTCGCTGGTGCGGGGCTTCAAGCCCGTCGCCGCCGACCGATGGACCTTCGACGACGCGGGATACCCCGCCGTCATGGACGACACCGCCTTCGGCGTGCCGCTGTCCAGCTACCACCCGGCGCAGATCCTCTACGTCCAGGCCGACGGCACGGCGGGGCTGCCCTGCCAGTGCGGGCTCCTGCGCAGCCTCCTCTGGCTCTACCTCTTCAAGAACGCCGGGTTCCGCGACTGGGCGGTCTTCCTGGAGCGCTTCGGCATCCCCTTCATCCTCGGCAAGATCCCGTCAGGGGACTTCAAGGACCCGAAGCTGCGCGACGAGCTGCTCCGCTCCATCATGAACGTCCGCAACGGCGGCGGTGGCGTGGGCACCACCGAGACCGACATGCAGATGCTCAACGGCGCGTCCAGCGGCAACCAGCAGGCCTTCGAGGCCTTCCAGCGATACTGCGACGAGACCGCCACCCTCCTCATCCTCGGCCAGCTCGCGTCCTCCGACCACGCCGGAGGCCTCTCCGCCGGGACCGCCCAGGACGAGGTGCGCCAGGACCTCCTGCAGGCCGACTGCGCGCTCGTCGAGCCCCAGGTCCAGAAGCTCGTGGACTGGTACTGCATCCTGCGCTACGGCCGCCCCGACGCGGGGGACCTGCGCTTCAGGATCGACTGCCAGAAGCCCGAGGACATGACCGCACGGGCGCAGCGGGACGCGCAGGTGGCCCAGGCCGCCGGGATGCGACTCTCCAAACAGTACGCCGAGGAGACCTACGGGGTCCAGCTGGAGGAGGCCCCGCAGCCGCCGCCCGCACCGCAGGGGCTGGACCAGCTGGGCTTCAGCGACGCGCGCCCGGCCACACGCCTCACCGCCGCCGAGCGTCGCGTGCAGTCCATCGCCGAGAACGCCATCGCCCGGCTGGTGGAGACCGACGCGCTGGAGGCCTGGCGGGCGCCCATCGACGCGGCCATCCGGAAGCACTTCGGGGACGTGGACCCGGAGGGGCTCGACGACCGGCAGCTGCTGGCCGCCTTCGCCGAACGCGCCCCAGGCTTCCTCGCCTCGCTCCCCGGCGTGATGGACGCCATCGACGACCGCGAGCTCACCCGCGCCCTCGGCGAGTCCATGCTCGCCGGATACCTCGACGGCCTCATGCCGCCCGGCTTCTGGAAGCGGCGCCCTTTACCCGCCGAGCCGAAGGGCGCCAAGTAGCGTTCTACGAGGGGCAGCCCCGCGACAAGCTGGGCAGGTTTGCCAGCGGCAGGATGCCCGTCGTGTCCGTGCCACCGTTGCCGTCCGGCTGGATGTCGCTCAAGACCAACGTCCGCGCCAAATCTGTCAAGGAGGCGATGGATGGGCAGGTCTTCGGGCACAAGACAATCCCCAATCCTATATATCCATATGCCAGAGGGGTCAAGCACACGCTGGGCACCAAGAGCACTGCCGCCCTGGAACGCCTTATGCGCTCGCCTGGCGATCTCTCCGCCATGCTGTCAAGAGGCGACTGCAAGCCAGATGCCGTCAAGGCTGACAAGGCGCACTATGCCGACAAGGCGTGGCACATCAAGCAGCGGCTGGTCATCGACGGCGTGCCATACCGGCTGGACGCCGTGGTGCTGCATCATATTCCCATGGGGAAAAATATACTATACGATGTCACTTTGACTGAAACAAAAAAATAGCCCGGACAGCGAAAACCGCTATCCTCCGTGCGGGAGGGGAGTCGCGGTTAGCACATCCGGGCCGGGCCGCCCCCGCGCAGCGTGCGATACTACAATGCCCACACAGTCGCAGCCTGGAACGGCCTTTGCACTTACTATAATCCCTATTTTCCGTTTCGCAAGCGCGTCCGGTTGACGCTGGTCCGCTATTGACAGCACCGCCCAACGCGCCGTCAAACCGTCTGCGGCGATGCGGCCCTCCGGGCGCGCCCGCAAGGCGGGACAATGCGGAGGGACATTTCCGGGGCGCGCCGGGCAACGCCCGAATCGCCGCACCCCCGGCACCTTTATCCAATATGCTCAAGGACCTCGCAATCTTCACCGCCACCGCCTTCTCCGACGCGGAGACCGCCGCGCCGCCCGAGCGCTTCCTGCTCGTGAAGTGGGGGCGCACCGAATACACCAAGGACGGCAAGGGCGGGCACATCGACTTCTCCGAGGCCGACGCCGACGCCATCATCGCGGAGTTCGCCAGCCGCGCCCGCGACCTCGTGGTGGACTACGACCACCAGACACTCGGGGACGGCAAGGCTCCCGCCGCCGGATGGATCACCTCCCTCAGCAAGACCCCCGACGGCCTGGAGGCCGCCGTGAACTGGACGCCCAAGGGCCGCGACCACCTCGCCCAGCGCGAGTACCGCTACCACTCGCCCGTCCTCGCCTTCGGGGAGGGCCGCCATCCGCGCTCGCTGCACTCCGTCGCACTGACCAACCAC